CCCACGTCCCCGGGGACGTCAACCAGTTCGCATCAGTGGCGGCCGGTTTCCTGTACTTGACCGCGGGGTCGGCGGCCGGTCGGGCACCGCAATCCCACAGCCGCTTCGACACGAATTGCAGATAGTCGACCGGCAACACCAGTTGGGCGCCCTTCATGTAGGGCATCGCCACCAGCATCCACAGGAAGGCTTGGTACGGGTTGGTGGGGTCGCAGTTCTCCCGGGTGGGGAAGCTGTGCGGGAAGGGTTTGAAGTCGGCGGGGAGGGCCTGTTTGGTTTTCACCACACTCCTAGATCGTGTAGTCCTGCGATGAGTCGTTCAATGCGGCCGAGGGCGCGTTGGGCGGGGTCTTGCCAGATCCGTTCGTCCCCGACATTCAAAGTCCATTCGGGTGGGCTGTCTGGTCCCCACTCAAGGTCGATGCGCCGGCAGCGATCCATGTGGATTTGGTTGTCGGCTTTGAGGACCAGGCCGATGCGGTCGTCAAGCCAAAAGTGGCCGATGCCGTTGTCCCCGATGAGGTAGGGCTGCCCGTCCGATACCGAGACTTGCCACGAGATGACTGTTTTGGTGGCCCACATGCCTGCCCGAAGCACCATCAGACTTGAGATGGTGTATGCCTTGCCTGCACCTTCTTGGAAGTAAGTGAACAGGCGGTCCCAGCCGGTGTTGTTGGCGCGTTCGTTGGACTTGTAGGTCTGCCACGCCAGGATCGTGTCCTCATACAGCGGGGCCAACAGGGTGTCGATAGTGCCGCCAAGTGATCCGAGCTGCACCAGGTTACCGAGAATATCCCCAACCGCTTGAATGGTCGCCGAGATGGTTTCGTTGACGCCCGGTGCGGAGTGGCCGCCGACCGCGACTTGGACGCCTTTGGTGGGTGAGTAGATCCACGACGATTCTTGAACCGGTGACGTTTCGCCTTCATAAAACACGACATACGGTTTGACCGGGTCGGTGTAGCGGCGGCCGATGTCGAAGTAGTCTTCGGGGGTGTCGGCGTCGGCCACGATGTCGTAGGTGGAGTCGATGAAATCGTCTGCGAATTCGACGATGGTGCGGGCCAGGCCGTCGAACACGTTCCCGCCATTGGCGGTGCCGACCAGCACACCGGACTTGTCGACGAAATCCACCACGAGGGTTCCGTAGCGCAGGTCCGCTCCGGGCCACGGGGGTTCATCGCCGGGAAGGTAACGCCGGCACTCAATGGAAATTTCGGAATCTTCGACCATATAGTGGGCCATGTCGTGAAAGTTCGCCCACCGTGATGTGGCGACCGACCACACGACACCGGATGCCATTGCCTGAATAAAGGATTCGGGTTTGACGACGATGTGCCAGTCGGAAATGTCCAGGCCCATCGTCACCCAGTTGTTGAAATCCATGGGGTCATCAGGCCAGGTGAGGAACGGATTGTGTTCGCGCCAAATCGCAAGAAAAAGCGTGAGCCGTAGTACCCAAGTCACTGGTCCAGCCAGGAGCCAGGCGCGTGGGGCCTGAAATGAGTCAGGCAGGAACGGATTTGGAACTACGGAATACCACTTAAGTTTCTCGTAGTCGGCTACCCAGTCGACGACGAGGACGCTGTCGCCGTCTTCGCGTTGCTCTACCGCGAACTTGTCGAGGATGCCGCTCCAGCGGGCTCCGCAATAGTCAATGCTGATACCGACGGTGCGGCCCTCGTCGCGGTCCATGCGGCCCTGGTAGTCGTAAATCCACTTGGCCACCGGGGACGACATCGGGAACTCTGTTTGCCCCGGCCCGGTGTCGTTAGAGATCCACGAAAACTTAGCCCCGTACTCCGAACCCAAAACGTGCTGCACGTTCCATTCGGCGTCCCAAATGCGGCCGACGGGCTGCTCGCGGCGGATCCGTTCCTCCACCAACTTTTGTTCCCTAGTGGCATCCCAAATCTGGTCGCACAACAGATCCCCAGCGGTTTGTCCAAAAGCAAACGGCAGTGTGACCGGGAAACGATCAGCCGGCACATAGAAGCCGGTACCGCTCACGACCCAGCCCAGCCGTAGGCCCGAATCCAGATTTGTCCGTCACCGCCAGCACCGCCCGCGCCGACACCAGGCCAGCCACCGGCACCACCACCACCCGGATGATTGCCTTTATTTCCGGGCAGGTTCTCCACCTGGGCGCCGGGATACGTTTTGCCGTTAAACACAAGATCGGCCAAAGCGCCACCACTGACTGTGGGCTGCCCGATACCGGCAGCGCCGCCCGCCGAGTTCAACGTCGTCATACCCGAACCGACCACCGTGGATGCTTGGCCTGCCTTGCCGTTCTCCCCACCAAACCCATCCGGCACCGGATTCTGACCGCCGAAACCTTGCAGCCCGCGGCCACCAGCACCGCCAGTGCCGACAACACCCGCCAGATAGTTGGTGGCGTACGGAATGTCCACGCCACGAATCAACGTCTTGGTGGTGAAGCTTGACGCCGAGCCGCCCGAACCAGTGATGAGTAGGCCGCCGGATTCGCCGCCGCCGCCACCACCGACGACGATGACGTCCAGGCGCTCCGCCCACAACGGAATGAAATAGGAGAACGAACCCGGGAAGGAGAACCGTTGCGTGAACTCTTTCGGGGAACCCGTGTTGAGGATCGAGTTGGCTTCCAAGCCGTACGGGCGGGACCAGCGGCGCGGCTGAATCAACTGCACCGTCGCCCCACCCACCTGCCCCTTATAGGAGACGGGCAGTTCAAACTCCGGGGTGTACGGCGGGATGGGGTAGTTGAAGATTTTGGAGGCACCCATCTGCGCCAAAATGTTGGTGTTGTTGAGGTCCCGGTACATCAACTGCTGCCGGTCCAGATCAATCACAGCGCCACCATTGGCGCTGGTGATCGTGATGTCGTTAATCATGCGAGAAGCGTTATCCCCACCCGGGATGCGTTCACCGGGGTCGCCCACCCACTCAAAGTCAGGCAACGTCCAAATACCGGGCGTCAACACCCACTTGTGCCACATCACCTGATCGGTCGGATTCGACACCGTGATCGTGCCCGACGCCGACGTCGCACCCGAGGTGAACTGGTCAACAACGTTGTCCTCGTACCACATCGGCTCACCGGCCCGCAGCTTCAACACCAGGTTGCCGTACTGCTGCTGCAACGGATCAGTCGGCGGGGCAAAATCGGGCTGCTCATACATGAGCACGTCGAGCTTGCGGGTGCCCGAAATTTCGGTCGACACCTCAATGGTCGTGGCTTTGGGGCTGGTCGACCACTGATCGGCTTCATAGAAGAAGATTTGCCGGAACAAGCTCTCGTTGAACTCGAAGCTGTCGTTGACGCTGTCCGAGATGTGAAAGCCGAGTTCCATGTCGCGGTGCAGCCGCTTAATGGCTTTCTGCGTCGACCCGACCTGGAAGGCACCGGTTTTCCAGGTCGACTTGATCGGTGCGTCGTAGATGCCTTCGACTTGCCCTTTGGCCAGCCACACACCTTCGCGGCCGGCGTCTTGGCCGTGAACGTTGAACAGTGCGTTGCCGCGTCGGATGCGGATGGAGTTGATTCCGGGATCGGGCATTTAGGGACCTGGCCTGTTTGTGTACTGCATTTGGGCTAGCCGGCCGCGGCGGCTGAGTTCGCGGCCCACCGATTCGGCGTCGGTGGTGTAAATGTTGTCCACTTTGAACATCGGTTGCTGACCCGGCGGCGCGGCCTCCGGGGCCGCCAACTGGGTGTTCAGGAACGATTGGGAGTCACCGATCATCGGCTGTGGGGTTTGCGGCCCGAGGCTGCCCATCAGTGAGTCGATAGGGCCTGGGGGTTGGCCGGTGGTGCCGTGCTGGGTGGTGTTGGGGTCTAGGCCCATTGCCTGCTCGGCACCACCCGACATGAGGTTGCCCAAAGCCCCGGTGATGGCTTGTTGGGGCACGAACCCGGAAACGTCCTGGTTGAGGAATCGGGGCTGCCCGAACGGGGTGAGCTGCTCAAGGATTGAGTCGACACCGATACCGAGTAGGTCAAAGCCGAACGAGACGCCGCGTTTGGCGGCGTCGGTGCCCAATCCGATAGCGGTGCCGGCGGCAGCTCCGGCTGCTTGCCCACCGACGGGGCCTGCCGCACCGGACGATGCACCCATGGCCGCCGCAGATGCTGCGGTGGCGGCCGCTGAGGCGGCCTGGTCGATGATGCCGTTAATGAACTCCCCACCCATATCAATAAATGAGGAGATGGTGGATCCGCCGACCGGGGAAGTGTTCCCGGCCGCCGCGGGCATTGCGCCTGCGGTGCGCATGTCTTCAAGTTTTCTGACCGCCCCGCCTTTAGCGGCGTGCAGGGCTTTGCGGAATGAGTACACCCCGGATTGGCCGCCCATCGCATCAACATCAGCGGCAGTGAAGACGTGTTCGCCGTCGGACAGCATGGCCGGGATCATGTCGGATTTGGGTCCACCGGGCCCGGAGATGCCGCCGCCAGCCGCCCTACCTGGCTTGCCTCTGTAGCGGGGCACGGCGGGCGCTGCGGGTGTGGGCTGGAAGATGGGGTCGCGGGACGCACCAGGAACGCCCATGCCGGGTGCGGTGGCCTGGTTGAGCATGTTCTTTCCGGCTTCGGACTGCTGCCCGACCGAGTTGATGGCGTTGTTGAGGCTGGCACCGCCGATAGCACCGCCAGCGATGATGGCGGCGATAGCCGCCAACGGGGCCAGTGCTGCGGATGCTAAACCGGCCGTCGCCCCCAACGCCGCGTTAAGGCCCATGACTGCGGTGGCGACTGTGGCAATTCCGGTGATGCCCTGCCACGCCACGAACGCCACCACGACGGCTTGGATTGCGCCGGGATGCTCTTTGAGGAACGACAGAATGTTTCCGAGCACACCGACCAGGCCGCGGGCCGCGTCCGCCGCCGAGGTAAAGAAGCCGCGAATCTGTTCTTTGTTGGCGTTGATCCACGCACCCAGCTCGTTGAGCTTGGTGGTGATGGTGTTGATGGACTCTTTCATGCCCTGCGCCGGATCGCCAGACTGGCCGCCGAACAGAGCGGTGAGGAAGTTAGCGCCCACCCTGGCGACAGCGGTTTGCATGTTCATGATCGCGCCCTGCAAGGTGTTACCCAAGCCTTGCGCCATCCCTGCGGCGTTGTCGTTGATGCTCTGTTGGAGCATCGCCATCGTGATTTCGCCTTTAGCCAGCAGGGCGTCAAAGTCTTGGCCGCTGGCAGTGACCGATGCTTTGATCCACGACGTTGCCGGGAATCTGGTGTCCAGTCGGGCCAACGATTCACCGGTGACATTGCCTTTGTTGACGATGTCTTGGAAGACGTCGCCCATTTCGGCCATGCTGGTGCCGCCGATAGCGGCCGCGTCAGCGACCGTGGTCATGTAGCCCTTGACGTCCTTGACGCCGGCACCGATAGCGCCGACTGCGGTGCCGAAAGCCTCATCCAATGAGAAGGGGGTTCCGCTGACCACGTCGGTGACGTCTTGGACAGCTTGCTTGACGTCGACCATTGGCTTGCCGAACTTGGAGGCAGCCTTGTTCAACGATTCAAGTTTGTTTTTCGCGGTGTCTAATGCGACGAGCCGGTCAAAGCCTTTGGTCAGCGACAAACCGATACCGGCGATAGCCAACCCGGCCCCGGCGGTCAAACCCGATGACAGGGCTTTACCGGCCACCATGCCGATGCTGCTCATGGCGCTGCGGTTACCGAGTTCGCTGCGCCAACCCGCAATGACCCGACCTAAACCGACACTTCCCGCCCCAGAGGCGAACGACTGCCCGAACTCTGCACCGATCTGCCTGCCACGCAAACCGACGACGGCACCCTTGCCGATGACCTGGCCGATGCGGGCACCGATGCGGTCAAGTTTGGTGTTGGGGATGCCGGCCATGATGTCTTGGTCGGGCCGCCAACCACTCTTGAGTGCTTTCGATGCCTGCGCCGAGATGCGGGAGCCAATATCTTTGCCTGCAATGTCGGCGCTTTTCCCACCGCCCTGCAAAGCCTTCTTGATCCCGGCTTCGAGTTTCGACGTTTCGGCCACGATGGACACATAGCCAGTTCCGAGTTCAGTCGCCACGGCCCATCCTTTCCATCTTCGATTTCAGTTTCGCTTTTCGGGCCTGCAAGTCTTTGCCCGATTTGGGTGTCGATCCGGGTGCCGCAACGGACTTGTCGACTGGCCGTTTGACCTGTTTGGGTTTGTCGCCCTTGCCGCCGCCCCGCTGCCAGTTACCCCACTGCACCGCCGTAAGGACCGCACCCAGGAAGTCCAGCTCCGGGGTCCACCACCAGGACTGCGGATGGGTTTTCCGATAGAACGCTGACGCTGAGGTGGGTGGCAAATGGGTGACGAAGTCGCGCAGGTCATTCCACGACAACCGCTCCCCGACATCGTCGAGGGTGTAACCGGTCATGGTCATCAAATCAAAATTGATGGCCCCGCCAGACTCGTCTAGGAGTCGGTCGAGGCCACCAATTCCCCCACAGTGATTGTGGAGCCGTTCTGAATGAGTTCCGCGATCTGCTCCAACTCAAACAAGTGCAAGCCGTTGACAACGTTCAGTTCGGTTTCGTTGACGAACGGTTTGAGCATTGCCAACACGGTTTCGATGCCGCGGTCTTGCGGCGTCAACGGTTCCCCGTCGTCGTCTTTCATGTCGTCGATGGCCGCTATGGCTTTGTTGAGTTCTTTGAACTGCTGGCGGGACATGCAGTCGAAGCGGGGCACCGTGAAGCTGACCGGGGTGCGGCCTTTCACGGGTGCCCCGTTTTCGTCGAATGCGTAGTCGCCGTTCAAGTCGACCGGCAACACCACTTCGATGCGGGCCGACCGGTGATTGGCACCGATGATGGGTTTTGTCATGGGGACGGGCCTTCCTTACTTGCGTTTCGGCTTCGGTACGACCTTGACCGGTTTCGCCGGCTTCGGTTTCATCGGCTTGTACATGAATGCCTCCGAGGTTGACGGGCCTGATGTGGGGCTGCGGTGGGTGGCAGGCCCGTCCCAAGACACCACCCACCGCAGGATTGGGTTACGACCCTGCGGACTTGCCGGCGTCGTGGATGTACTCGATGACCGCTTCGGCGTTGCCCGAGGCGGGCTTGTAGCAATCGACGGTGATCGTGTACTTGAGCAGGTCGTTGTGGACGTAGACGATTTCGCCCACCTCGACAACAGCTCCTTCTTGGATGACCAGGCGGCGGGTCTTGTTGCCGTCCACGGTCTGAACGATGAACGCCGACCGGGGAAGCTGCTTGGAACGGTGCTCCACCTTGATGGTGCGGTTACCGGCACCGTCGACACCGAGGGTGATTCCGGTTCCGAACACCGTTTCGAGGACGTCGGGATCGGTTTCCAGCAGTGAGAGTTGCAGGGATTCCGCGTAGGAGCCCTGCGTGGTCTTCACCAGGTCCGAGCCGAAGGCGTAGTGCTTTTGGATGTCGCGCTCGGTGGTGACGGTGATGCCCTCTTCGCCCAACCAGCCGTGGTCGACGAACAGTGCGTTCAGCGGCGAGGTGGCGTTGGTGGGGAGAGTGGTTCCCAGCGGTGCCCGGTAGAAAACGCCACCGGAATCTGGGCGGGTAGGCGCCCAGATGATAGATGAATCTGGCATGACAGTGTTGCCCCTTTCAGGCTTCCGGGACGGGCCTGACAGGTTGTTATTTAGTTGTGTATTTGGTTGTTATTCAGTTAGCTGCCTGGGGGAACTGACAGAACTGGGGCGGTCGACAAGCTCAAGTTGCCCTGAAATTGCCACCGTTCCATGTCGATGATTTCCGGGTGCGGAAAGTCGACAGGGCCTTGCTCGTTGGACCAGTTGCGGATCCACGCGCCCTCCACCGTGGTGGAGATGGCGTTGCGCAGTGCGGCCCTGGCCGTGGCCGTCATGTTTTCGCATGTTTCGACATCGGGGCCGAAACATTCAATGAGGATGCGTGCCACATCGGTGATCGGGGTGTCTTGGCTGCCACCGATCCGCGACACCTTAATGAAGCGGATCGGTCGTTGTTTCGGCATCCGCGCCGACACCAAGGCGTAGGCGCCGAAAGCGTCAGCCAACACCGCGATCGTCACTTTGACGGCCGGCTTCGGGGTGAGATACCAGACGGTCACTGAGCGCCACCCAATGCCCGCACCAACGTGTTGTATTTCGCGTTGTGGCGGATGGTGTGCGGTGACACGGCGGCCACCGACACACGCCAGCGGCCCTGGTTGACCTGCTTACCTGGCTGGGAAGTCATCTCGTACAGTCGGTCGGTGCCGCCGTTGCGGGTAAAACTGCTATTGGCGGCACTCAGGACGCTCATACCGATGCCCTCCAACACGTCTTGCACCGGACCCGAGTAACGGATTGCCCGGAACCCGGCAATGTTGGCTTTGAACCGGACCTGAGCCATCAGGAACCGTATTCGGACAGAACTCCGACTGCCCGGAACGAATGCCGGTACGGGGCCAACCGTTGCTTCAAAGCATTGGTTAGCCACGGCCCGGACGTGGTCGCTGATTCGGTGCCGACATAGACGCCAGCGGCTTCTCGCGCAGTGGAGTAGCCGCTGGCGTCATAGTCAGCAACCGTGATCGACGGTTTCGAGAACACCGCAGCGACGATGGTGGCGACCACCCGAACAACCGGACCCGGAACCGGATCCAGCTCAGTGTTCAGGTAGCCGATCACCAGATCGGTGGCCTGGTCAAGCTGATTGTTGACCGCCACCGATTCGGCTGCTGTGAGTGACCGCCCGAGAGCGGCCACCACATCAGTCGACGTCGCATACGCCATTGCTACGAGCCCGAGTTCACCAGCGCGGCCACCGGGGTCTTGTTGACACCCAGCGACGTTGCGCTTTTACCCAGCACGTAGGCGTAGCGTGCCTTAAACCGCAGGGCCACCATGTCGCGCTCGGCCAGGTTCACCGAACCGACGGTGGCCTGATCCAAGAACTTGACGGTGATGTCCTGGCGGACACCGATGCGGATGCGGGTGGAGTCGGCCACCATTGCCTGAACACCGGCACCAGTCCACGCACCATTGCGGTTTAGGACCGTGTTGTAGCCGGCGAACTGCTCGTCGCGCCACACCGGCTGACCGGTGGAGTCACGAACGTTGATGACGTCGTAGCGGAACGTCAGCGGGGCCAGCAGGGTGTCCGGCTGGAAGCCCGCCGCCGCAACCTGACGGCTGGCCTGCGTGACACCACCGACGAGGTCCGCAACGTTCGCGGCACCCGTGGTGTAGGTGACGGTCTGCGAAGCTGTCGAGGCCGCCGGATAGAGGGCTGCGGACGTCCACGACGCCGGCTTGCCTACACCAAACAGCACGGCCTGGTCGAGCTTCTTGCCGATAGCCTCACCGGCCCGGTTGGTGACCTCTTCGAGGATCGGGGCGGTGGCGTCAGCGAGCACATCCTCGTGGATGGGCACGATCACAGCCAGCTCCTCGACCACCATGGTCAGATCGGACCAGTTCACTTCGCTGACCGGCTTGATACCGGTCGAGTCGGCGCTTTCCGACACCCAGCCCGCTTCGGGCAGAGTCGCCAGAACCGGAAGGTGGGTCAGCTTGGTGCCCAGGTTGACGGTCGGGAAGGCGGTCAGAACGGTCGACCCGGCAACAGCCGCGGCCAACAGCGTGTCCGAATACGCCTCCTGAATTGCTGTACTGACTTCTGCACGTGAAATGGTCACGTGATCACTCTCCTTTCAAAGAGGTGTTGTGTTATCCGCCTTGGCGGAAAAGTTGTCCAATCATGGCCGCCGATTTTGTTTTCGGATCCATGCGGCTATCTGAGCCGGTAGCACCCGATTTGTACGACGTCGCTTTCGGTTTTTGAGCTTTCGACAACTCAGTCACCTCAGCCAAATAGTCATCAGCGGACGATTCCAGTTCTTCAACTGTGCTGCCGCTGATCCTGTGCGCCGGCACACCCTTGGCGGATGCCACCGCGGTGCGGACTGTGTTGAAACGTTCGGACTCCAACTCTTTTTCGAGCTGGGCCATCCGCTCCGACACTTTTTGCACCTCAGACTTGGAGGCTTCTTGCAGCTTGTCGAACTCTGCTGCTTTGGTCTTCAAGTCGGTGTAGTCGGCGTATTTGGCGCGTTCCCGGGCCAACCGTGCCCCAATGCGTTTCTCCAACTGCTCTTCGGAAACGATTGGTTCAAAGTCGGTCGGTGTGACCTCGGTGCTGATGTTTTCTTCGCTCATTTTTTCTTCTCTCTTTCCCGTTTGTGCCCGTCGGCTCTATCCCATCCATTGACCGCTGGATGTGGGCGTTAAGTTTGTGTGGCCGCTTTCTTCGCGGCGTAGCGGGCGCGACGCTCAGCGTTGAGCAGATCCTTTTCGGCCGGATAGCGTGCTTTCCGCATCTCGTTGATGACCGCATCAATGTCAATCGCGCCGTATTCGCCTTTAGTTTTTCCTGCCTCTGCGGCAGCGTCCTTGGCGTCGAAGTAGTCCTGTTCCCAGCCAGCCGCAAAATCTGGTGGCTCGTAGGACTGACCGAACCTGACCGGCACCGCTACGCAGTGGCATTTGTCGTGGAACTTGTCGCCAAGTTTCTGCGAACCGCGGAGCTGCCCTGAACCGCCAGCGATGAACCGGCCCCGGCTTTTAGAACCCCGGCGTTTGTAGCCACCCAACGAAACTGCGTCGGGGTCGATTTCGGCGCCGCGTTCATCAAACCTCGGCCGAAACGGCAGCGGTGTTCCCGCGGCCCGCATCCGACGTTCCATCATCGACAAATCCCGGCCTCGGCCGACAACCCTTGTCGCGGATCTTTCTGACACGAACACACCGCCGCGGGTGGACAGAATTCGGCAGAATGAGCAGGCGTTCGCTGAGGCATATCGGGCGTACTTGACACCCTCAACCTCAACATTGCTGATGATCGTTCCCCGCGAAGCGTTGAACACTTGGCGCTCAACGCTGCCAATCAGATTTGGTAGCGGATTTGCTTGAGTTAACGCCCAGGTCGCGTTGGCCGCTAAAGCGTCCTTTGAAATGGTCGGGACTGGCTGAACCGGAAAAGTCGACTCCGGGTCTAGGCTGCGATACCACTCTGTAGACAGCACCACCGCCGCTGCAAGGAACGGATCGACGACTTGCGGGAAAGCTTCCTGCAACGCTTCCCACCGTGTTTCCGGGTCTGCGTTTTGGTATTGGTTCCACAAGTTCGTAACTGCTAAAGCGCCCTGAACGGACAGCGTCGTTAACAGTCGCTGAAAGTTGGCGACTTCAGTTGGTGACGGCACCGTTACTCAACGGCATGTTCGCCGGGGAAGGGCTCGGCGCCGCCGCCGGCAACTGCTGCACCGGAACCTGCTGCAACGCCGCCACCAACTGGTTGGCCTGATTACGACGCAACGAATCCTTGATCGACTGAACCTTCTGCTGCGTCACCCCAGGCACAATGTCCACAAGCTCATCAATCGGGATACCGGCGGCGGCCAGCTTCGTGATGCCGTCCACAATCGCCCCGAACGCCCGCGCTTCGGTGTCACGCCACTGAACCTCAGAACCGGTATCCAAAGCGGTTTCGGTGTCGCCCTCAATTTCACCGGCCAGCCGAAACACCTGCTCCCAGCTTTCCCCGAACGAATCGCGTTTCGCGGTGAGCTTGCGCTGCTGGTTCGCTTCCGACGCGGCCAGGGCCTCGGCACTGAGATTTACCATTTTGCCTGTGACCTGTGCGGGAGAGATTTGTGCGGCCATTGCGATGTGGTTCATGATCTCGTCGAGCACCGAGTTGTATTGATCCAACCCGGCCGGCGGGAACGAATTCACCGACACGTCCGGGTCCTCAAACGCCCACACCCTTCGTGCCGACGCCCGTAGCACATCTGTAGCCGTCCCAGACCAGCCCGTGATCACCTTCTGCGGGTGGGCGCCGAACCGTGAGGCCAGCAGCCGGTCAAAGTTCACCGAGTTCAAAGTGCGTTGCATCCGAATCAACGGGTCTATCTCACCGACGATCATGTCGTCGGCATCCCGAGTGTTCACAAACCTGACGACCGGGCAATTTGATGCGCCGTGCGCTATCGGGGTCCCAAAGTTGGAAATGTTCGCCACCCGGGCCACCAACGTTTGGTATTCGCGGGTCGACAACGCCGGAATCTCACCCAAATCCAACGGGTAAATGTATTCCTCGTCGTACAGGGTCGCTTTCCACCTGGGGTGGGCGTCAGTGGAGTCAATCCACTGCTCGAAGGCGTACTGCGGCCACAAATCCACTTGCGGATCCTCATACACCGCCAACAACTGGCGGGGGGAACGGGTTTTCCACACCGAACCCTCATCACCGGAATACACAATCACGTACGCCGCCCCGTAAGTGACGGCCGGCCGATGAACCTCAGCCTGCCGCGCATCCATACGGTTCCGCTGCCACATCGCCCACCCAGAAGCGTTCTCCCGAGCCAACGCAGACTTATAGCCCGTTACACACAAGTTCTGGGTAAAGCTGTCACGAACCAAACCGAGCACGTTCTTCACCGACAGGTTGGCAAGCTCCCGGATCTCGTCCTCAGAATTCTCCGGGACCTCCGGGGCGCCCATCGTGCCCGACACATAACCGTAAATACGGTCCAGATAGGTGCGCTCATCCAGATGCAGACGCCACATATCAGCCACAACACGGCGGATACCATCCTCATCCAACAATTCGCACCTCCTTTACACAAAACATGCTTTGCCCGACCTGACTTTCGGCTTTTCCGCGACCTCACCCGAGGTCAATCCCCACAACGCCAAAGTGGCCGCACACACAGGGGTGATATCTGATTCAGAATCCTTACGCGACCACCCGAAACCCGAGTCGCCGATCTTGCGTTTACGGGCCGCCGCCAACGCCGAATTCAACAACGGCTGATCCAAATGCCTAACCGCACCATCCATCACCGAGTCGTAAAACCCGCCGAACGCCGCCGCCATCTGCCTGGCCGACGTCACCGTCACCGTCAACCCGCGCAACCTCAGCGGATCCACCATCGAGAACGCGGCCGAAGCCCCATCGACAACGACAGCCCGAACATCGTGCCGTTCGCACAAGTCAACGAACCGTTGCACACCCCAATCAGGTTCGCCGCGGCGCGTCTCCAACACATCCACATACGGCAAACCCTCAGTCGTCCACGACGCCGACGCAATCGTCGCCGTCGAGCGATCCGGGGACACATCGAGGGCGAAAGCAACCTCACCGCCGCGATCCACCACATTCGCATCGGCAACGACTTTCCACGAGTCCGCAGAAATCACCCTCTGCGACCCAGCCGAATCCCACATGCCCAAACGCTCCCGGGCAAAGCCTTCATCAGAGAACCGGGACCGCTCACCCGCAACCACGTCCCATTGCAGCCGGCCACCCAACGCCGGATTCGCTGAGGCCGCCGACAACGGATCATCCAAATCAGCCGAGCCGGTGCAGGACCATTCATGCCATGCCAACCTCGAGGATTTCCCCGACAGGGCATCATCGCGGGTGCGGGACCACACTTCGCCGTTGGCGGTGGGGCCTGGCGGGGTGCCAGTGAAAATCCATTGCGGATTACCAAGCGGGGCCGCCGACGTCGTCGGCATTAGTGCTTCCAGGGCGTCGTCGGAAAGTTCCTGCGCCTCATCACACACCAACACATCGACCGTGAACCCGCGACCAGAGCCCTTCGACCGGGCCACGAATTCGACGGAGCCGCCGTTGTTGAGCACGATGGCCTCCTGGCCGTTCGTGCGCCGAATGTCCTTCACCAGCTCAGCCAACTCAGGCCACTTGCGGGTGTTCTCAAAAAACGATGCCAGGCGCAGGAACGCTTTCCGGGCGGTCTTCACTTCGTGGGCGGTGTGAAGAAACTTTTCCCCGAGCTGCACGATGCCGAACAGTTCCCGCATCTCGAGGATTGCGTTTTTCCCGTTCTGGCGGGGAACGGCCAGCCCGCAGGTCAGTGAAGCGAACTTGCCGCCGCGGCCTGACCGGGCCAACCAATCCTCAAGGACTTGGGCCTGCCACGGGTCGGGTGCCAAACCGTATGCCGACGACAAAAAGGCGGCATCCTCACCATCCCCACGAAATCGGCCTTTAGGCGCGACGTGAACCCGAGGCGTCTGAACGCCGTGCGGCAAGTTCATCTAACGCCGTGCCCTTCCGCTGAACCGGGGCCAACTCATCCAACTCACGAACGATGTCCGCGAGCTGCCGGGTGATGGGTGCGATGTCTTTCGGCGCCCCATCAAACGAATCGACGAGGCCGGCCAGGTAATCCCGCAACGCCAGCAAACCTGCTACCCGATCCCCCGACGAGACCGCTTCCGATATGCCCACGTCAGGGCATGTTTTTCGAGGTCGGGGGGATATTCGCCGCA